ATTCTTCATTATCAAGCTGAGATTGGATTGCATTTGATATCTCGAAATGTGTTTCAAGATAATCTTCAAGGCCATTGGGGAATTGATTTTCCATTGTTTTAATTTTAGTTTATATGGAGTTATACGTTAATGCTTTAATAAAGGTTGTCACAATTCATAAAAGAATAAAAAAAAATCACCACATGTAAATATGGTGATTAGATTTGTTAATATCAAATATGATTAAAACATTTTAACCATAAAAGAAAAAAACTATCATAAGATATGATAGTTTTTATGAAAATAGAAATGAAAAATATGTTAAATTAGGCTTTTAGCAAACCTTCAAGTTCTTCAACTGATTTACCTTTTAAGCTTTCTTCTTTCTTCTCAGCAATTAAAGCAAGAATCTTTTGGTTATGTTCTTTAACTTCTTTGGCTGTTCTGGCTTGATCTTGCTCTTCTTTCTTGGTAAGATATACATCTTTAAGAATATCAAATCTTAATTGCTCAGTTTTATCAACAGTAATGTTGCTGTCCAAGAAAGATAATTCATCATCATCAGTCTTTTTCAATAATTTCTTAACCGCTTTAATTGAATTAGATAATTCAGTTAAAGATAAATCCCATAGTTGTTCAACACTCAAAGAACCTTTGCTAGTGTTAAATCTCAATTGTAATCTGCTTGCTTGTTTAAAATCGCTCATCTTTTGTTTTGTTTTTAATTAATAATAATTTGTAAAATTTGTCATAAGAGATTGATTCGAACAACCGACCCACGTCTTAAAAGGACGTTACTCTACCACTGAGCTATCTTATGAATTGTCGAAACGAATGGACTTGAACCACTGACCCCCAGAATATCGGTCTGGTGCTCTACCAACTGAGCTACGTTTCGTTATATTATGCTCACAAACATAAGCATAATATTTTAATTATCAAAATCTAATCTTTACAACTCTTTTAAAATTACCAGATAATTTAACAATCAATTCATCTTTGACAGTAGCATTCATACCCAATCCAGATAATTGTTTATCAGTAGTTGGTATTGTATTAGTTGCACCCAACACTTCAATTACCTTTCTATGTGCTGCAAGTTCTGGAATTAGATTTTCATTATGAAACGATCTAATATCAACTGGTGATTTACAACCATCCAACATAAAGAAATAATGTTTATTACCAACGTTGTTTTCGCCCCAATGATTTGGTGATAAACAAACCAAGTTAACCTTATGGAATTGATTTGTTTCAAGACCGTAGATTTCTTTGGAAACACCCTCACCTTCTGTTGCTGGCAAGATATGTTTAATCGTAAATTCACCATTCTTTAATGTAACTTCAGCTACTTGAACATTTCCTGATACTGGTTTATTATAAACATATGTGTATAACTCACCATTGAATTCAATTTCAGCTTTAAATCCTTTAGAACTTCTGGCACTAAATTGATGTACAAAGAATTTATATGTACCATTATCCATTCTATCTAATGATGGATATGTTATATTTTCAACAACATCTTTTTTAAATTGAACTTTATGTCCTTGTGGATTTGTAATGTCAATATCTAAATTACCGCCAGTTTTATAACTTGTTCTATTTCTAAAAGAAATTTCGGTACTATTTGGTTCAATACAATGAGCATCCAAATCCGAATTGTCTATTGCATCTTCTGCCCACATAATTGAGAATCTAAGCACACCATCAACTTTACCACCTTGTGACTTAACAGCTTCTTTGATTTGTGATTTACCAGCCAAATTTCCATTAAATGTCCAAGAATAATTGTTATCCCATTTAAAGATTGGTTTGCTTTTTGAGTTATTGGCAGTTGTTAAGCTGACCATATTCCCTTCGTGTGAATTTTTCAAGAATGCTTCAACTGATGTACATGATGGTAGAATATCCTTCATAAACTTTTCAATCGAAACTTCTTCAATTCCATCAAATTCGCTTCTCTTATGTCTTGTTGATGTTGACTTAATACCATCAAATATTGAAACTGATTTTAGTTTACCATCACCCACGTTGCTATGCAATATTTCAGATACTTTAATATCATCAATTGTTGCAAATCTTCTATTAAATGATTCAACATATTCATTTTCTTCAACAAATTTTTGTGCTTCCGCAATTTGTTTTTTGGTGATAGGTGCAGTTGTTTTCATGTAGTTAACAGGGTCAACACGCTTATTCCAAGATTGACAAGCTTTGTTCAACTCTTCACCTTCTGATAATTCTGTACACAATACACCCATCAATTCATTTTTGAATTTTGCAATCGGTAATTTGTAAGAAGTTAACCAACACCAATTATCTCTTTGTTTTGCAGATAAAGCATCATATTGTGTTTTAAATCCAATATACTGTTCAACCTTATATAAATGTGTTTGACCATCTAACAATGAACCTTGATTGATTAAATCCTTAACCAATTGCAATGTATCCAATGATATGGTTTCCATTGCTTTTTGGAATACATTTTTTGCGTCTCTGTATTCACCCATCAATGATTCAACGGATTTTCCAGACATATCAACAAACTCTTTGGATAAATCAAGATGCATGTGATTAAACGTTCTTATTTCGTTTGGTTTAACCACTCCAAACTTTTCAGCTTCTTCTTTGGTATATCTCTTAACATTTTTGTCAACACCAAGTCTAAAAACTGAATTTGATTTCGAGCAAGTTCCATAAGGTAATGATTTAAGTTCATCAAATGTTTCAAAGAAAATATCTTTAACTTTTGAACTTGTTATTGCTTTATTCAAAGCCTTTGCAACTGGTGCAAATTCCCCATCAACTTCAATATCAAATATTGAAACTATTTTGAATTTCTCATCAATAGAAACAATATTACCATATCTTCTTGTAAAATTTTTACAGAAATTGCAATTATGTTCTGAACTTTCAGGATCACGGAATTTTGGATCTGATTCAAATGAATTTAAATACAAATCCCAAACTTCTTGACCAGTTAAAGCAACTCTAAAAAGTTTACCAGTTTTGCACATCTTTTCAAATTGTGCATTAATTTTTTTGTTAAATTCTACCATTTTGTTTCTATTTTTAAATATTAACGTTACAAATCTAAAAAGGTTTTGTTAATTATCAAATATATTTAATGATTTTTTATCATTCATTTTAGCACTACCTTTTCCAGACATATATCTTTCAAGTGCTTTTTCTTTTGTTAGTGCTGAAATATATTCAAAACCTTGTTCCACAATAACTTCTTTTACATCTGGAATGCCAACATATAAATTTACAGCCTCATGCCACGTAATTGTTTTATTCTGTCTGTACGTTGCTTGTGAAATCTCTAGGGTTTTTATGTTGATCTTCCATAAAATATGTCCTCTTAGTGGCCTAAGATTGCCCAAGTATTTAAATTCAATCTGTTGTTGTTTTTTAACAACTGATTCAATTCTTTCCTTTTCTGAATCTCTTTGTTGTTTTTCTAGTTCTCTCATATAATATTATACGATTGATGTTTGAAAATGTTTCATCAATCCAAAAAAATATTTTTATTAAATAACTTGAATTTCGCCACGATTACCAGTAGTACCCCTATTATAAACCCTATTAAATTCTCTTAGCATTAATTCTTTTAATTTGTTTAGATCAGTTGTGTCAGTTCTAATCCAATCTGTTTGAGTGAAGGTTTTAATCAAATCATCAATTGTTTCATCCGAAACTGGATATTTCCATCTATTTCTAATATCTACAAAGAATGAATTATCAACAACATCATATGTAATTAATGTAATTTGATAATCATTATTCACTAATGATATATTATTTTCGGCATTATTACTATTATCTAATAAAACCAAATCATAATACGGTGCAAACGGTAGTTCAAATTCTTTTTCGAAATTGATTGACCAGCCACCGTAGTTATATGATATGTAAATTTTTACTTTGAACATAATTATTATTCTAACGTTATCTATTTGCTATATAATAAATAAATCAATAAAATTAAGATTGCCAACAAGGTTACAAATATAGCATATCCAAATGATATTAAAATTAATTGAATTACATTATATGTGGTTGTGGTACTGAATGCCAATATCAAGAAAAATAACCAAGCGTATAATATTGAATATTTAACTCTCCAAACCATTTTAAAAAATGTTTTCATATTAATTTAATTATCATTATCAATATTATCCAAATGTTGATTTTTTCTAAAATCAATTAAAAGCAATAAAAATAATCCCAATAACATCCAAATGCCAGAAACATATATTGCAATTTCCAATCTTAATATTGATGAAATCATAAATATTATGATTGGTGGGAATAATAGTAATCCCCTATATTTAACCTGATTAAAAATTTGATCTAGTTTTTTCATATTTTGTTTGTTTTCTTAATTAAGATAAATAATTCATATTGTTAAACCTTTGGCCATCGCTTCGATAAGCTTGCATTGTTCAAACGAATCTGCATCAGTTTTATCATTTCTTATTTCTATATAGGTTGGATACATAACACTTTGACCACCATTTCTATTATTAGATAGACCATTGCATTTAACTTTAACAATTTTACCAATCAAATCTGATTGATTTTTTGTTACATACTCCATATCTTGTTCTGTTAATCCCTGACAACTGGTTTTTAATATACCATCAGAAGATTCAACATTAATGGATGAGATAACAAATTCATTTTTTGTACCTTTAGAACCAAAATTAAAATCAATTATCTTTAAATCCAAATCAATTTCCAGTTTTAGTTTTATAGCCCAAGGATGTTTTCCATCCTTCCATAGACCAATTAATGATTTAAGAACAGTTCCTTCATCACCACGCTCTAAAATTTCATTTAGATGTTCAATAGCTTCTTCAAAAGAATTAACTATTTTATATTCAACCAATTCTATATTATCAAAACTACTTGTCTCGATAATATTCTTTAGATTGTTTAATCTATCAATCCTTTTTGTATTTGATAATTCATTAAAATATTCTTCAACTGAAATAACATCCCACACAATATATTTAATATCATGAATTATGTCATAAAAATTAACTGAGTGCTTCTTTTTTAATTTATCAATTGATTTAGTTGCACCATCTAAATCATCGTTATTTAATTTCTCCGAAATATCAATACATGATGCAATAATTCCATTGCTCGTTTGTCTGTTGATGTTTGGTATAACTAGCTCACCATTAAACACCATATCACCATCAATTTTTTTTAGATCATTTATCAAGTGAGCATTATATAAATACGTTGCTTCACCTTGTCTTGACACCAATTCAACCTCTTGGCCTCTTACAATGGCATTACAATATCTACCATCAGCCTTTACTTCCGATAGTGCTTGATTACCGTTAAGAAATAATTTGTGTGCAAGTTCTGGACTATATGGCCTACAACCCATATATGGTGTTTGCTCAATCAATCCTTTAAAGACTTTATTAACATTGGTTGAACCCATGCCCATCTTTAAATCTTTTTCAATTATTCTTTGTAAGATAAAAGAATCATCTGAATCTAATGAACTTAATATGTTTTTAAGCCAATCAATTGCTTCACCACCAGTTATTTTTCTTTCAAATAACATATTTAGATTGGTGATTACATCGGTCAATCTTAAAGTCGATGAATCCAAACGTGAATGATAATCAGGAATTTGCTTAATATAAAACTTAATTCTTGGACTATATGCTAAATATAAAACTTGTTTAAGTGTTTCATTATCAACATATTTCTTTAGAATCTCCATTTTTAGATTTGTGGAGGATTCATTTGCAATTTCTTCAATTATTTGCTTTATCATTTTGATTTCTTTTAAATGCGTTTTCCGTTTTGATTGGTTTCCAATCCAAATGATGTCTATGGATAAATTTTGCAATATTTGGTGATAATAGGCATATTAATAAAACGATATTAACACCCATTGATATTATTAAATATAAGAAATAATCCATATTTTTAATTCGTAATTGAAAACATTTTCTCCAAATATTCAAACATATCTTTATAATCATCAGAATATAAATGTGGCTTCACCTTTGCAAAATATTCTAACTTATATTTGTTGAACATTGATGAGTTTGTTAATAAACTAAATTTAACATTTGCGATTATATCACATAGTTTGACGAATATAGCCAAATCATTTGTTTTTAAATCTTCAAACCACTTATCTGATTTTCTATCAGCTCTGTTTCTACCTTTATTTTCTGTACAAAGATAAATAATTTCAGCAGCTTCTTTACCAAAAAGTTCACGTATATCACTATATGTAACTCGACAGTCCTCCACACTATCATGGCCACTAATTCCAATCCAAACAGCACTATAATATGGTTCATCAACTGGAATTAGTTTTTTAAATAATTCAGCTTGAGCCTCAACCATTTGTAGATGGAATGAATATGGTAATGTTTTATTATATTTTTGATTGCATTCAACATCATGTAAGTGATGAAAATATGCCCTTGCATCATGTAAACTCATTTGAATTAAATTAAATTTTATGT